AATATTGGTTATAGCCAGCCCATTTTGCGTTGCTGTTGCTAAAGCCATAGTCTTTGCTACATTAGTAGTCAAAGCTTCATTTCCACTTGAATTAAAAATAGAAACGGAATTATTGGTTGGTGCATTTAGAGTAGTTGTTCCTAAAATTGGGATTGACAATCTACATCTATATCTCACATGTAGTTCTCCAATTGCTACATTGTTGAGTATGCCTTGTGTTGCTATTTGAAAATTTCCAACATCATAGGTCTTAATGTCAGCTGATCCGGGGACTCCAGCTGGGCGGATGTAATGCGCATCTACCATGTTTCCTTTCATCATCTTCGGTGGAATTCTTAATCTCATATTTTCCGAAGGCATGCAATCACAATGTGGTTCTTGATCTTCCATTGCTTGCTTTGTCGTTGGGGAGCCATCTGAGGCATCACTATCAAACGACATGATTACTTTTCCAACTTGTCCATTTGTTGCAAATTGTGACACTTCTTTCTTGTAATAAAACTCTAAGTAATCAAATTGGTATTTCTCATAATTCTTTGCAATTATGGAACCCCAAGGAAAGGTTTTAGCTTGTCCAATGTTTACTGGGTAAACTTCAACATTGAAATTTGGTTGATTGGATACTGTAACTTCACCAATATATTCATCTTCTTCTAAGATGTGGGTTCTAGAGAGTCCTCCTCTCTTTCCTCTCGATCCACCTTGTCCAGTGTAATCGCGTCCTCCCCCATTTCGCCGACCTTGTCGGTTACCATTCCTGCGCCGAGGACGATTTCCAAAGACTGCGGTCTTTGGGAGTACAACCTGTTGTACTCTAGGGCCCTTTGCCCTATTCTTACGTGTAGCTTTCGCGCCTCCCCCACGTCTAGGTTGGCTTTTCTTAACAACTAGCACTTGTGCCATAGCTGTTTTATTCAGCGGTTTTGATCTTTCTTGTACTTCTGAATAATTAACGGACTGAGTATACATAACTGTTCGTCCGAGGAACAATTTTGACAATCGAGCGTCGCTCAAGATTCCGCACTTAGCTTGAATCCAATCTGGGTCTTCTGCGCAGATTGTGTCGTATTTATAGAGTAACCATTCAATTAGTTCTCTAGCAAATTTTCTAAACTGTGAATCTGTCCATCCAACAGTAAGAAGCGCAGCAGTTCTCGTCAGGGTAACTGCAGGAGTATGATGTGCTGTGGGCGCATATAACAAAGAAGTCATAAACTTTGTTCTATCATAAACTGGCACGGCTTGGCCTTGGTAGAAAATTGTGTGAGCTGAAAGAAAATCTAACTCACAAGCTGGTCTTGGTTCTAAAGAATCAGTGGTGGTAGTCACTCCAATGAGGTTCCACTCTGCAATAACTGATTTTCCATTAAAGAACTCATGTGCCCAATCTGACACAGTCCAGGTATTATCATCACCAACTAAAATTTTGGCGGTATTATTTTCATATTCACTATAATTTGGATTTGGACCACATGTACGGATCCAAGCATATGCTAGCAAAGCATACAATATTAGTGTGTTATCATTAATAGTATTAACTGAACCTGACGGGTTCCCTGTCAATTTAAATACTAAAACTCCTTCGGC